CAGACTTGCAAACACACCTGACATAGACGGAAGTTTATTAGATAATACTCTGATTATGTACGGTGCTGGGATGGGAGACGGAAATGTACATAGTAAAGACCCTTTATCGAATCTACTTGTGGGCGGACGAAATCTTGGTGTCCGAGGAGGTCGGGACATCGACACAGTGCAGCCTGATGGTTCAAGCATGCCAAACGCTAACCTCCTTAGAGGAATGTTAGAGAAGTTTGATATTCACTTAGATGAATTAGGACATTCCACTGGCGTCTTCATTTGATATATCTTCAATCATATCACGCCACATTTCTAAATGAGGGATAACAAATCCTAAAGTGATACGAGGCTCATAGGACCCGGCACAGTGATAATAAACTTTGTCGGGTTCTCTGCCTCTGCCATAGTAACCTACTTTACAAGTCCAACCGGGCTTGTCTTCCATAGTAACTATTTCTTTTGTAATGGGATCCATGTATCTAAAAAAGCCATTGCCTGTAGGTGAATAAGACAGTAGTATATTGTATCCAGAAGCATTCCAATTGTTATGCCAACCCATATAACCGCCTTCAGGATAAAACACGTTTACTGCTTGATTACGTGCGCCTAAATAAGAACATAAATTTTTTGATATTTCTAATCTTTTTTCTTTGTGTTCAGAAGGTACGTTGTCGCAAGAAGCTATGTCTACAGAGATTGTTCTTTCAGGGTAACCTATGTGTTGCCCATCTTTTTCTACAATTTCTTTTAGATATTCTTCACCGCAAGCTTCTTCTAAATTCATGCCTTTATGGCGTTCTTCATTGTGTGAAATATCTTTGAGTACATTCATATCGGTGGAAAAGAACCAATCACTATATTGATTTAACATATCCAAAACTTCTTCATTGTTAATATCAATCCACTTCATTTAATTGGTCCTTGGGTATCGTGTGATGATACAATACTATTTCTTGTCCTTGTAGTTCTTCAAAATGATAACCATTGATAAAGTTCCAACGAGCATCAGGTTCTGCTACATATCCCCATTTAACATCATGTCCGCCATATGTCAGTAGTCTCCACATAGTAAAAGTGTCCCATTGAACACAATCAGGAGGATAGTGCAGAACATCAAATTCGGGTTTTCTTTGTTCTAAATATTCAGTCCACCAGGCTCCCATCAAATCCATAACTGCGGGTGTTTTACGATAAACAAAAAAACCACAATGACAAGTCATTTCTTCATCTTTAGATAATTTTGTTAGTCTAGCATTGTACGGTCTGTTTTTGGTGAATACAATGTCTTTGTCATCAGGCAAGATGTCAAAAATATTTTTAATATCTTCGTGTTCGCACATCATATCAGCATCAAGATATGCTGTAATATCATAGGGAGTTTTATTTAGCGCCCAGAGTTTAGCACGGATATGATCGGGTATTCCTTCAGTTATTATATTATCGAACAGTGTGTAGTCCTCAGCCTGAACCCAATGTTCGTGTGTGAAAAATGTAATATTGGCTTCAGACCAAAAGTCTCTGATTGATTCTGCTAATAGTTTAGCATACCGATAAAATGCTTTTTTATTAGAAGCAACAATGACAAACCCTTTAGTTTTCTTCTTTGCCACTCTCAAGATCCTTCATCAACAAAATAGTGGTGTAAGCTGTGACTTCCATTATGGTTTTAGATTTTCTTATCATTCTTTTAAGTTGAGTATTTTTTGAATTCTTAATAGTATCAATCTCAAAAGCTTCTAACTTAGCTGCAAACAATGCTTCTTGTTGTGCTCTAGCTTTTTGTGATTCGCGTCTTTCCGCTGTCTTTTTGATACTATCGTTTCTTTTATCTAAATTTACTTTAGTGTTTTCGTCTATTTGTTCTTCAGTGAAAACTCGTAATACCTCTTTCATATCAGGATTTGTGCCATCTTTATCCTGAATAGAGGCCATGCGCTCTATACCATTAGGAAGTTTAATGGTAACTATGAGATGCCTATTTTCTTTATTAGACCAATAGGGATTTAGATATTCTTTGGTGGGTTTAGTTTCCTCAGTTATTTCGGTAACTGAAGAATCCATAGGAACGGATAATTCCGACATAATATAACTCCATAATTAAAAACTATATTGTAATACTATATAGTCAAATTGTCAAGCAGTTCTTAACCATAGTTTGATTGTAGAAACTGTTTCGGTAGCTGCTTTAATTGTATTACTTGCATAGTTACCGGTAAAGTCTTGAGAATAAAATCCAGTGTAGGTTCCGGAATAATCAGCCGGTCCTGTATATGATCCGGTGTAAGTACCACTATAATAGCCGCCTACATAGCCTGAGTAATACAATGTATACGTTCCAGTATAAGAACCACTGTAGTCAGCAACACCTGTATATGTTCCGGTGTAATCACCTGAGAATGTTCCAGTATAACTTCCTGAATATGTAGAAGAAGCTACTTGATGTCTAGTATCAGAGAAGCCTGCTGTGTCACCCATCTGTGTCCAAGTACCTGTTTCAGAAGGTGTGGTTGACTGTATCTTGTAACACCCTACACCAGGAGTTGTTCCATATCCTTCAACAATTCTATTCCTAAAGTTAGGAACTAATTGCTCAATTTCAGTAGAGGTCATCATTTTTACACCACTAGCGTGTTTCAGAGAAGCTAAATCACTATCTGCTGATGAAGTTGGTGTTGTTTTTTGCCAAAGATATGTAGTGTTAGAACCATCTAAATGAGTATCAGTAATTGTATAACGAGAAGTCCAAGTACCGCCGGTCGGAGCAGATGCTGCAAGTTTAAACTGACCAACGGTGTAGTCACTTTCGCCTACCATGTCTGCGATAACTTTATCTAAAACATCAGTATCAAGCTGAGCATCAGTAAATTCTTTAATGGCACCAGAGTCGTATCCAAGAGGACGATTTGTAATGTTTTCTGTAGCAGCTGAAGTTACTTGTTTGAAATAATAGGTATTGACTGTAGTTGTGGCGCCTGATGCTGGGTGAGTACCAACAGCTTCAGTTCTTTGAGTGTCAGCAAAAGTTCCTATGGCCGAACCACTAAGAGCGTTCGAGGTGTCCATGTTAAGGTCTCCGGTAAGAGTACCATCCCAATCACTTGCATACTTATTGGTAACTACGTAAGATAGATACTGTTCTATCTCTGTGTCGGTCATCTCCTGGAGACCTTGGAAATTACCAGAAGTAATTGGAGAGCCTGATGCTTTAATTCTTAGTGGACGCATTTATTTGTTCCTAATTAAGTCGAATACCAGTTGAACTGTAAATTGCTGTTTCTACCATAGTGTCCCAGTTTGTAGTGCTTGTTCCAACTAAAAATTTAGTTGAACCATCTGGTATCACTATAGGAGAATTACTTGTACCATTATTTATAGTATGTCCTACTGCTGGGTATATATTTACTGCTGCGCCTGAACCATTAATAACTGTATATCTTAAACCACTCATAGCATTTGGAAGTATGACACCCTGATTAGCTGTTGCAGTTGTTATGACATTGAATGTTTTAGTTAATGAAGTAGCATCTCCTTGAACAGTTCCTGCTGCTGAAATTGTAGCATCCAGCGAAAAAGTATGGTCTCCAGAAGAAACTACATCACCAACACTTATGTTGTCATTTTCCTCATACTTATCTGTATTGAGGTTGGTGAAGTTATTATCCATCTCAGTGTTGGTGAGACCGGATCCCTTACCTGCTCTAGTTGTAATCGTAGACACTTATTAATTCCCGGATAATTTATTTAAAAGTAAACGCATTTGTTCTTTCAATTCTTTTACTTCATCATTCAAGTTATTTATATCAGTTTGCTGCTGTTCTATTTCTTCTTTTTGATGCCTTCTAACAGCACGCCTTTTCTTATATTCCTCAGCAGCTTTATTATCTGTGTTTAATATTGCTCTACTTGTAGCATCACGATACAAGTGATTTTCGCCTTCTACTTTTAACATTCCCATTATGCTGCCAATAGAGCGTATGCTCTTAGATTTGCTGACTTAGGTATCTGTGAAGAATTAGCACTCATTTGTACAATCTTAACAGCAAATGCTTTAAAGCCAGTATATGTAGTAGTGTTCAGTGTCAATGAGAATACTGCATCATTGTTTCCGCCTGTGCCTCTACAAGTTGCTGTAGGTGTATCATGGTATCTTCCACCATTCAAAATTTCTACAGCAGTTATGGCACCTGCGTTTACAGTAGTGACTCTTACATGGCCGCCAGAACCATTACCAGATATTTGTAGAACGTCACCGATTTCATATCCTGTCCCGCCGGAAGTAATTCCTACACTAGCTATAGAATTAACATCGTACTCTAACTGACCAGAACCGTTCAATCCAAAACCAGCTGTCTTAGTGGGAAGTTTATAAACAAACTCTCCCCAACCGCCGGCTGGGGTATTCGGTTGCGTCTCAATATCAAGTTTTCTCCAACTTATATCTTCTAAGAAGCTAACATCCTGATCTTCTTTTGCCTGAAGTTTGACATAAACTTCAACATCACCATTAGTATATGTTTGTGTGGATGTGTTATATACACTAGGAATTTTATTATCCAACCAAACTTTGAAATCTTCTGATTCTTGGCCGTCTGCAAGAATAACCTTTTTAGTTATATATCTTGAACCATTAGGGTTACCACCAACCGTAGTAACTTCTCCTGTGGAAACAGAATCTATAACATTAGTTGTCAAAAACATTGACAAGGTGTCAGCATTTATCATAGGACTCATATTCTCAGCTGCTGTTTTCATTACAAATTGAATTGTACAAGTACCACCACGAGATCCATCAAATGAATTTGAATAGCTATATATCTTAGCAGGATTAGATAATTCATTTGTTTTGTTCATATAAAATTCAGTCATTGTAGAATTATTAAACGTAGTTGTCCTAGTAGAAGTAGGATCTGTTGATTGCAGATAAATTCTAGGAACTATTGTACCGAACTTACCAAAATTATTTATCCTAGCTTTTACTGTATATGCGTCTATTATTCTATCATGTATAGAGGCTACAGTTACACTACTTGAACCATTTGTTATTGTGGCACCCGTAGTAAAAAATCCCTGTATTACTTCTACTTCATGTGTATTATATGATTCTGAATACCTAGTAACCCTTGCTCTATTTAATCTAATTGGGCTAGTAGTATATAAAGAAGTAACATCCACACCGCCTATTGTTTCTATTACAGGAGTTTTGTTAATATCTTCAGTACCTAAACTAGTGACAGTAAGAGCAGTAACTTGTCCTAAAGCATCTGTATCTGCTGTAATTGTCATGTTTAAAATTTGAGACTCATCAGTAAATGTAACAGCCGCTCCTGTTAAATTTGCAATCGAAGCATCTGCTGTAAAATTACTAGGAGTTGTTGTAATGTTCCATATAAAAGTACCTGGATCATAAACAGTTGATTCTGCAAACTCTAACCAGTCAGTGTTTTTGTTTTTAAGTGTAGCAGTATACTCAGTATTTGTTCTGTAAGAATTTCTTTTAATCCTAAACATCATATCTTGATTTTGATGTGCTGTCCAAGTTCTATTATTAGCAGAAGTAAAGTGTACACCTGTGTTAGGCTGTGAGCTAACTATCTTACCATCACCACCAAGTTCCGGTTTACCCATTTCAGCAATATAAACTTTATAGTCAGGGTCATTTTTGTCAGGAAGAGGAACAAGGCAATACTCTGTATTATTTTCTAGGTATACAGGTGAATCAAATGTAAAAGTTGTGCCAAGATGTACATCAGGAACACCATTAGTAGCGGTTGCTATTTTACAATCTCTTCTTTTCTTACTAACACTTCCGATAACATTGTTTCCGGGATAGCCGTTTACAACATCTCTAATTTCCAGTGTAATACCGTTGTTATTGGCTTCTGAAGAAATAGAACTAAAGAAAAGATCGACAGAGTGAACAACAATACCACCAGGATTTTTTTCTACATAAAATGTTTGAGCCATAGGATCCCAGCTGTTACACATTCCGCCGTTCCAACCTACAGCTAAATTCATTGCTTGTGCTGCCATTTGAGCCTGCTCAGCAGACATATTATTGATATTCAATGAAGTAAAATCAAAATCTGTTGCAGACCATATCGGATTAACAGTAGGAGCTGTTTGAGATCCAGTAGTATAGTTAGTATTAGTATCTGCAACAGCAACACCCGAACTAGTATTTACTGTCGGCTTGTAATTCTGCGAATACGGGTTATCATTGTTTGTATCTATAGTTGAAACTGGGGTATTGCCTGTATTGGGAGCAGTTACAGTAACAGCTAATCCCGTATTCGGGCTTATTTGTGTTACTTCAATTAGGTCATTTGTGTTCCAATTTGCTGTTGAAGTTGTAGCTACAAAACCATGACTGTCCACGTTGTATATTGTGTGACCGCTATATACAACAACCGGTTCTCCAATATACACATCATACGAACCCAGATTTGTTACTTCTTTATCGTATTGATAAGGATCAGTAGAAACAACGGGACCGGTGACTTTTCTTTTTGCAGGAATCGGGGGCATAATGTTATATGGTAAATAAACATCTGTTACCTGTGTTCCATCAAATACAGATGTGTAATACGCTACAGCAAAAGAGTTAGCTGCTGTCCATCTACTAGTATTACCGGAAGCTACAAGGCGTACCTCAGCTGTACCAATTTCAATTTCTTTAGGATTAATCTGAAAAGTACCGACAATTGAGCCAGCAGAATCAGAAGTGTATTTGCCTTTAGAAATACCACCGACACTTAATTCATAGAGAGTATTTTTTGCCAAAGAATCTGCTCTAAAGTCTATAGCTCTTTGTCTTGCGTATGCTCTTACACCAGGTATTAAGTTTGTCTCACCTTTATATCCTTTTACCTGAATAGGTCCTGGTAGAGAGCCTGTATAAACTTCATATCCGTGCTGATACTTTCTGTCTACTCTATTGTATGTAGTTTCAGAAAATTTGGTCATGGTTGCTACTTGTTGTTCCCAATAACCTTCTACACCATAATCGCCATACTGCTCACGGGAATTTTCTTCTACAAACCATTCTCTTTCAGTACGGAGACCTGTTTGTTCTTCGTATGATCTAGTAGACTGTGAAAGAATAGGATCAATATCTGTCCAACCTTCCCAAGTTGCAGTCCAAGCACCTTTGTAATTAAACTGGTCATACTCACCTGTTTTATCTTCTTGTACTATTTCATTATTTTCTGAATCGTGCCACTGGTCATATGAAGGATTCAAGGTCAATGTTCCTATTGCCTGTTCTTCACTTTGATTTATAGGAACACACGTATTAGTAACAGGATCCAATCTTGTGCCGGGCCCACACTGTACGGGTTCTACAGCAGCATCTACTTTAGCCAGATTAACTACAACTGTGGGTTGTCCAGTTTGATTTCCTGCACTATCATATAGACTCAATTTAAAGGTAACAGAACTTGCAGCTAAAGATGTACCAGCAGCCACCGCAGTATAGTTAAATGTGACCTCATAATTACCTGCATCTGAAGGAACCACATTTAAATTGTTCATAGTGTTAGGAGTAATATATTGTGATGCCTGATTCGTGGCAGTATCGTATATCTGCCAACTAAAATTAGTACCCGGTACATGATTAGGAATTTCAACCCTAATCGTAAAATCGTGTCCGTTCTGAACAGTTGTAGTATCAGCAGAAACAAAATAATAAGGTGCAGGACGATTAATTACATCTTCATCTACGTCTGTATCGGATGTATTGTCAGTGTCACCTGAATCTGAAATGTCAGAGCCATCACCTGTACCGCCTGTGCCGGGATTGGAATTGGCGTCATCTCGGTTTTCTGAGCTATCATCATCAACATTATACAACAATTCTAAAACAATAGGTTCAGATTTAGTTGCAAGAAGTTGCTCCATGTAAACAACCTGAGCTGCACCACAATGGAATACCGGACCAGTTTGAGCTGCCTGAATATTATCACTATCGTTAAGTGCTATTGCTCTAAAATCTGTAGTAGCTTCATGGTATTTTGCTCTAAGCATTTGCCTATTTGTATCAATAGATGCCCAATAGTCCTGATGCCCTTTATTTGCTACAGAATATCCTTTGAAAGAATCAACCAACAATCCGTTTTTAAATCTATCAACACCTATATCATCAAGTATTAATTGATCTCTTGCTTCTTTTTCTAACATTGAAAGAGAAGTATAATATTCAATGTTTGTTATTCTTTTTTCTAATTGGCCAATATCTCTCATTGTGTAATGAGGATTTTCTAAGTTAGAAACTTTAAGTGCTAGATCAGGCCTGTCATAAACTTGTGCTGCTCTAGCTGAGAGACAAGGAAACGGAGGAGCAATAAATGTTGCTATTGTCATAGAAGTATCATTGTCAGGAACAGCTACATCTACTTTAGTTGCTGCCGGAGAGGCGATAATAGATATATCTCCCTCATTGTCTACTACACAGCGAAATCCCTGTGGCAAATATGAAGTTATGCTTGTGCTAAATGAATCAGTGGGTGAAGGAAATTTAACATTGGTAAAGTTAATTGCCTCTACATTGCTGGGGTTTGTTGAAGCGTTCAACAAAGAACCTGAGGATGCTGTTGCTGTTGCCGTAGCAAAAGGTCTGAAATCTATTGCATCTCTTAGGTCAATAGAACCATATTTAGAAGAATCATATAAAGGAATCTCCTGAAAATATACTTCATCACTTGCAGTGGCGTTTGTTTCGTTTGCAGGTTTACTATATGAATCCACAGTGGTAAAGTTGTAGTCTGTGGTGCTTGCTCTTCTAAACCTTGAAAATTCTACTAACAAATATTTCCATGTAGTTAAATCCAAAGAGCTATTAATTTGCTGTCTAATAGATGACAATCCATATGAATTGTCTTTTTGGTTTGTAATTAAGTAGAAATCCTTTGTTACGTCTTTGCCGTCTGAAGTAATAAATGCCCCTTTAACTGTTGCGCCTGTGCCAGCAACAGTAGCATTTGAAGTCAAAACAACATTGTCATCATCGGTTATAGATGATACTGTACCTACTTCGTTTCCATTAGAATCTACAACCAAAACACCAACACCTAGTTCGGTAGTTGCTGCACCACCAGAACCTGTTAGCGCTGTGCTGTTTGTAGCGTATGTCCAAGTGCCTGTTAAGGTTACTCCATCATATGCAGTAACAGAATTTAGTTTATATACGTCAGGAAAACCTAAACTGTAAACACCCAAAGTAGAATTTAAATGTGTAGAAGTATTAATTTTTACTAATTCATTTTTTACAGCTTCTTTTACATTTCCCTTAACAGAAGATATTGAAGTCTTAGTCAAAACATATGCTTTAAATTCAGGAGTTCCAGATGTAACATTGCCTATGTCTATTGCAATAGAGGTTGAGGATGAGGATTGTTTTACACTATCACCATCTATAACTTGTCCAACTACTACTGAACCAAGAGTAGCAGAGGTAAAATTGCTTGTTGCTACTAGTAATAGATTTGAATCTGCACTTCCGTTATACCATGGAAAAGTATCTCCTGATACAGGAGGAACTATATTGAAGGCACCTGATGGCAGAGCAGCCGGTGTAAGACCGGAAATTTCTGCCATGTATGAAAATTGAATGTTAGGTGTTCCTGAAAAGGTGCCGTCTGTATTTAATGTTTTGATAAACGATCTAGGCAATTTCCAAATGAGTTTATTATAATCAGGATCTAAAATTTCAGCATTGCCGTCACTATTCAAAACAGGATCCGCAAAAGCATCCTCTGATCCATTATTATAATAAAAGGTTCTCACATCTTTAAAATTTTCCGTAGATGAAGTGGTGCCTGTCATTTTTATATCATAAAGATACATTTTGTACCGACAGCTTGCAGTACCAATAGTACCGCCATGATATATTATTTGCCTTACCTTAGCTTCACCTATTTTATTACCTGCAACCGTTGCTCCAGATTTACTTCCGGTACTAGCATTTGTTGCTGTGTCATATAAATCAATAATTCCATCAGCACCAGAATCAATGGAACCCAGGTTCCAGTTGCCAGCTAGTTCATCAACAATAACATAGTTGCCGTAAGCAGTTGTAATCTCTTTTGTAGTAGATGTTGTGGCTGTGGGTTTATCAAATCCAATTAATTTTTTAGCCTGTAGTGTTCTTAAATATCCGCCTACATTACATTTACCGGGGGTGATCTCTGCTACTAGTTTAGAAGGATCGCCTAAAAGATCCCTTACAGTAAGAGGATTTGAAGATTTAGTAAACAAACCTCCATTACCATTCCCATCATCTAAGTGTTCTTTAACAGTAGTGTAAAAACCGTTAATAATATAGTTACCATTAGTAGCATATGCTCTTTTTGCTATTTGATCGCCGATTTTGCCTAGAGGATCGTTTTTAATTTTGTTTCTACTGAAACGTCCTCTCTCATATAAACCATATCCAAAAAAGTTGTCCGGTATTGCAGCATCTAAAGCGTATGATTTGAGAGCTACTGAAATTTTATATCTATCAGCACCGGGTGCGTTTTCGTTGTATGTACCGGATGCAGGATCCAAAAGTGTAGCATCGTCATCTGATTGTACAATGGATTCTGTTACTAGGAATCCTATTTTTCTAGCTACTGCTGGATTGAATTTGTCAACATAACAACCTATTTTACCAGTTCTTACAAATTGTCCTTTAACATAAATCAAACCATCTGATAACGCAATTCTATGTGCGTAACCATAATATCTGTCTGCCATTGTTTCGGGTGAAGAAACAAAAGTATTAACTACAAATGTTCTTCCTTTCCAAACACCGGGTGAAGTTACAGTAAGTGTTTCTCCTGCTTTAAAATGTGAGAACACTTCAGCATCATAGTTAGGATCGTCAGGATTATTTACAAAACCACTTAGTGTTGTATTAGTAGAACCGCCACCGTTTTCATAAGATAGATATAAAGTTTTTGAATCTGGATGTGCGTTTTCTCTGCCAGGACGAGTGTCTACAATTGTTGCTTTAAGTCCTGTTTGTGAACCTACTACTGTTTCTCCAATAAAATTTGGAAGATCGCTGTCTGCTACTGTTTGTGTAGAGGCATCAGTATCATCAATTTTTATATAAGGTACGGCTGTTTGCTTTTCTTCACACCCAGAAATTATCGCGCCTTCTTTTAACGTATACCCAGAAATCTGAGAAAGCTGATCTTGCAGTATAGTTTGAAGCTGCGTTAACTCTCTTGCTTGTACAGCAACGCCTGGTTTGAACAAAACCCTAGAGTAATTTTTTGTCGCATCAAAATCGTCATAATAGGGTGAAGTTGATAAGTTGAGTGCCATCTTTTTTAATACCTTAGAATGTTATAAATGTCTTGATTACTTCTGCCTGGTCAGCTTGTCTGCTGATACCGCCTCTGTTTTCCATATAGACAATCTCTCCTGTTTTATAACTAAACTCAGGAGCAGTCACACTATTTATACCACTACCATTAGTAGTATCTCCACTGCCTATTATATCATCAAAAGGAGCTGTTGTAGCTATATTAGTAGCCGTTATAGCTTGTAAATAAAGATAGTAACCATTGCTATCTTCTAAAACCTGAACAACCCTGGCTGTTCCACCAGAACTCATAGTTACTATGTTATTAGTGTCAGTTGGTGTATCATCGTCTATTAAATCCAATGATGACCACTTAGCATATTCTGTAGCGTTTGCTAATTCTACTCTGTATGTTGATCTGCCTGTAGTAGATGCAAAAATATTTCCACTAAGATCTAAGAAGTTTTTACCTAATCCAATTTGTCTAAAATCATTATTCAAAATCAAATCATCATTAGTAGGATCTGATAATGATATTGATAGAGCCAATGTTGTTGAAAACAATTCTCTTACCATATTGTTTCCGTGTCCTAAAATAGGACCTATGACAGCTCTGCCGTATACAGCATTATTGGGGTCAGCACTAGAGTAAACTGTTACATTAGCATATGTATACCCAGTACCTTGATTATTTACTATAATTTTACTTACCCCACCATTGGCATCAATAACAGCAACAGCCGTAGCATCTTGTCCGTCTCCAGAAATACTAACTAAAGTATCACCCTGGGAAAAACCACTGCCGGCGTCTATTACTTCAATCCTATCAATTTGTCCTGCAATATTAGAAGATTCGTCCTCAACAGCTTTTTGTGCAAGAGTCAGCACACTGTCAGGGTCTGCTAAGTTTACTTTCAATTCAGCGTCATCACCGCCGTGGTCTGAAGAAAGAATTTTACCTGTAACACTAGTCAACAACGCATTTGTATTAGGGTCTCTATATGAAACTACAGCATTGTCCACTAATTCAATAGTATTGTCGTCTACCACATTTGCTACTACACCAACAACCTGTCTGTTTTCGTCTTTTATTATTCTACCCACGGTAGTAGGAGAAGTTGCTGTTGTAGCGTCTCCGTTGACACCTGTCAGTGTGTTGCTAGAAGTGTCATAACTCCAAGTTCCGGCAAGACTAATGTTGTCCAAAAGTGTTAATATTGCAAAAGAATATCCTTGGCCAGAACCTTCTTCTGTTGTTTGTGAAGATGTTAGCGTTACTGTTTCTATTGCTCCTGTACTACTATTCAAAGAAGCTGATGCTGCTGCTACACCCGAACCGTCACCCTGTACAACGACTGTCAGTCCACTACTGTAACCGGAACCACCATCAACAACGGTAACGTCATCAATTTCTCCTGTCACATCAAAAGTATCGTCAGCTGAGCCAGCTACTTTTCTTACAGGTATCCAATTATCATCTAAGAATCTAGTTCTGTCTCCTTCTGAAACAGTACCCATGTATTTCCATTTATAATTATCGCCTGTAATTTCAATTTCTAATCCTGTTGTAGTAGGTGGATCTGTACTAGGCACTACAATTCCGGACTCATTTCTATTATCCAAGCATTTGTAAATATTATAATCTACAGTCATTACATAAAAGTTAGCATCACCTAGGTGTGTGGCTGTTTGCCAAGATTTTTCGTTTGCTGTTTGACTTGAATAATAGACATCATCATATCTATCGTAAATTGTATTGACTGTCCAATTGATTCTTCTAACAAGATGGCATACATTAGTACCTGTTATCCTTTGTATAAACATCATGTTTTTACGAAAGGCGGTAATATCTTTGGTACTATCCACAGGAGTATCTGGATTAGATTCATCCGCCCACTCATCTGTTTTACCAAAGGTAAAATAGTATAGATCGTGATTATTTTTTATATCTCTAAAATAAGTACGAGCTAATTCTACTTTACCCAATCTTGTTAGAAGAAGTGCCATCTATCTGCCTATTAAGAAATAGTAATTGTCCAGGTGATTGTCATGCTGTCTGCAGCGCCTTTGTTAATTACTGAAAATACAGTACGACAAAGCATATCCCCGGCTGAAGAAGCATTGAAAATGCCTGCTTCTGTAAGTGCTCCAGTACCAGTACCAGCACCAAAAGTAGCAACATATGCTACAGCATTGTTAGTAACTGTTGTTGATGTTAATGCAACAATAGCAGGTGTGCCAAAAGGTGTTTCAAGTTCAGTGTTGCCAGAAGCTGCAGGAGTGCTGCCTTCACCAACTTCCATGTGTGACATTACTGCATTAGTAGTGCCTTCCATGCGAGATGCGATAAACTCTAAACCAGTATCAACGACCAAGTTAGGTACATGGCGCTCATCTTTAATGCGACCATCGGCATCGCGGATAACAATATCCACCATACCTGTCGCTTTCATTGTGTCTTTATTAAACATTGTTTTCTCCAAAATTTAATTTATATTTTAAAATGTTGCCAACGTAGCACCTTGTATATAATCATTAGGTGTTGCTAAATACGTTGGGTCTACGTAGTCTTGACCTGCTATTATTATACCCGAATCAGAGGTTGTAGCAGTATCAGAAAAATCTCTAACCCATGTTATAACAGAAACAAGAACGTCTGTTGTGGTTGTTGTTTCTGTTGTATTTGATTCTTTCAGTATATTTATAATTAAATCTTCAGTGCTATTGACATTATTGCTTATATTTTTACTACTACCTATAGTAAAATCAGTAGAATCGTCTGTATAAACAATATCTTCTAAATCACGAGCATATTCAAAATATTCGGATATTGAAACACTGTCTGATAGTGTTAATCCGGGTATTACATTTACTATATCAACATTTTCCGTTACGGTCAATGGTTCATTAAAACTTCTGGTCCAAGTCATAATCGGGACAAAAGTTTCTGATGCTGTTAAAGGTTCTTCTATGGATTTAACAACATCAAAATATACATCACACGTTCCTGCATATGATCCATACCAATAATTAGTATTCACATATAAAGGACTGCACCCCTCTTCTGCTGTTACTTCCTCTTCAAGATCTTTAAAGTATGTAAAACCTAATACCTCTGTCACAACAACAGCATCTTCTAAGACCTTTTCGTACTGTATGGTTAATATGTCATTAGCAAGTGTGAAGTCTTCAGTAATAAACTTGTAAATGCTAAGACCTTCAGGTACAGTATATCTTATATTAGTTGAAATAGCAGATTTAGATACAATATCACCAAATACTTCTTTACCTGCAGGGTGCATATGTTTTCTAAAATTAGCATTCCAAATGTTTTGTGAAAGCCCTGATCTGATGATGTATGAATAAATTTGATTTCTTCTATTATCATTAAGAACATTTTTTGTAGAAAGCTGGCCGCGAGTTCCTATAAACTCTCCAACATAATTGTAATAATAACCGGTAGTTATTGTTACATCTACTTTTTCACCTATACTAGATGTTAGTGTATTATCTACAGTAGCAGAAGACCAACCTTCACCCGGAGACACAATGGTCCATGATGTGGGTACATTATTGTTATTTAAATTCTGTACCCTAATAATAGTTCCTTGTGTAGAACCTTCCTTAACTCTATATGATTGACCTTCTTTAAATCCCCAATCTGTTGTGGTGTGTGTGGCTACAGCAAAACTAACATCATCAGCTCCGCCGCCACCAAGATCTGCATCTGCAATAGTAATAGTTTCACCTACAATAAAATCATTACCGGCAGTATCTATAGTAACAGCAGCCGCACCTGTTCCGTCTATTGTAACAGTAAACTCTGCGTTTGCGCCAGTGCCATCTGAAGTCCAATCAGAAGAAGTTATTGTATATGTGCCGGCTGCTCTACTCGCATCAGCGGCCGATAAAGAATCTATGGTTGCTATACCACCTCTAGGAACAGCAGCTGAAATACTTTTTGCTATTCTTTTTAAAACTGCTTTTTGGTTTTCTTCTATAGGTACTTCATCTCTAAGTACGATAAAGGTCTCTAACCCAGTTGTGTCAAAAGAAATGGTTGCATTGTTGCTATAACCAGAACCGCCTCTGTTTACAGTACAAGACAATACTTTTCCATTCTCAACATAAGGAACAATATCTGCTCCTGTACCAGTCGTGTCAGTAATTGTGCCTGCAGGAGCAGCAATATATCCAGAACCAGTATTGGTCATGGTCACAGATTTAATTACACCATCATTAATAGCAGTCACATCTAAAACTAGATCAGTGGTGCCACCGCCAATGTCAGCTGATGCTATTGTTATAGTATCATTAACAGCAAAGTCTTTGCCTTTGTTGTATAACCCTCCAAAAGGAATAGTTGCTAGACCAGTACCTGATACCTCTACTGTAATAATTGCCCCGGACCCTGAGCCTGAAGTTGTAAATGTTGATACCGAATATAATCCACTTGCTCTTCCAGCATCGGTTGCTGTTGCTGTTTGTGGAATGACAGTGCTTAGAACACCATCCTCAATAGTAAGGGTACCGGTTGCCGCGTCACCTGGGCCAGGTATACTAGTTATAGCTGTTGAAAAATTTCCTAAAAATAATTCATAAGACTGTGGTGTAGTTACTGCACCCAAATTATTTAATACTTGAGTATTACCAATCTTAATAGTATTTTCTATTTTTGCCGGAATTCTCTTTATGATTGTATTTGATGCTCTTACTACCTGTGTATAAGCAGATATAGTAGCTGTTGTTACAGTTATTAGAGCCGGAATATCTAATTCAATGTTATCATCATCTGTAATAGATACTACTGTACCAATTATGGATCCATTTGAATCTCTTAGTTCTTGACCTATAGAAACTTCATTGAGTGCATTTCCGTCAGCACCGGGAGCGGTTACAGTAGTAGAAAGTATAGAGCTAGACCAAGAACCTGTTAAAATTGATACTTGCGATGGCGTAGTATAATAAAAGTTTTCTGTAGAATAATAACAGATATCTATTTCTTTACTATCTAAATTAGTAGGTTCATATCCGTCATATCCTTCTATTGCTCTAACTGAATTTCTTTGACGCCAAGTACCATCACTTGTTCTTAGCAAATATGTTGTTGGATATTCTATTGTGACATCTTCATCATATACTAGTTTAAAATATGCCTTAATAGCTCTTTCAGAACCCTTTGCTTCATACAAAGTTTTAATATGTTTATACAGTATTTTAGGATCTACTGCAAGAATACGAGGAAAATCTTGTGCTATTTCTAAAGCTTTCTTATTTAATTCAATAGCGGTTAAATCATCTATATCAAAATATTTGGAGTTAAAAAGAATATTACCGGGATTTCCGGTAGTATCCATATAGTCAAAATAATTTTCTACAAAAGTTTTAAACGTATCATAATCGTATCTAATAAATTCAGGGAGAGAATATTTTGAAAGATTTTTATATTTTGTATCGTAAGGCTCAGAAGTGCCGTAATAATAACCTAAAGTAACGGTTGCTGTTGCAGTATCTCCATTTGCAGGAGCGTCTACAGTAACACCAATGCTGGTTAAATTTACATCATAACCGCTTCCAGGTTCTTGTACATTAATATTAGTAATTACACCATTAACAACGGTAGCAGTTGCTGTAGCTTGTACCCCACCCGGAAGTGTGGGCGCATCTATAGTAATTGTAGGATTTGAAGCGTAACCGGTGCCGCCAGCAGTAACGGTTATGGATGCAACATATCCTAAATTATTAGGGACAGTGTGTGCCATTAGATTCCCTGGTTATCTACAGTTACAGTAATTTTAATACCTTCTCTGGCTCCGGTTGCAGCATTACTGACAGTATCGTTCTTATCCAAAATTGTATTTTTTGAAGGAGCCGGGAAAACTGCACTAGTAGATACAGGAGCAACTCTAGTCAAAACGCTAGTAGAAATATCTTTAGAGTCATCATGTGGTCTAGTAGAAACCCTAATTACAGTTTCATTTGAATATAAACTGTTTACTTTAATTGTAGGTATTGTTACTTTACCAGTAGAATAATCTATTGTTCCTACTTCTGCTCTTTGCCTATTACTACTATCAACAAGATAAACTTTACCAAATCCATTATATTCCGGCGGAACAACCCCCGCATCAGGAATATCTTGTAATTTAACTTTTACAATACCCGAACCTAAAACAGCATTAAACCAAGTAGAATGAATTTCTCTTGGTTGTACTCTACTATTGAAACTAAAGCTGTAATTTACATCTAAATTAAATTTAGTTACTGATAGTCTTTTTTGTAGGTAAGGTGTAACGGATACTGATACTATTGAATCAGAAACTTCTTTTATTGCATTGTGAATCTTTGAATAATAAAAATTCTTATTTAATGCTCTAAGTTCATCTGAAAAATGTTCATCTATAGCAGTAGATACTGCTCCTTTTATTTCAGTGCTAGAAGAAGAAGTCAAATTAGGATTATACACAACACCAACATTCAAACCAATGTAAGTGTATTCTGGATCTACAAAAACAGGTATCATTGAAATTGATCCTTTAGGAATCAGTATATCATTAACAATGTTGTCTTTATCTTGTTGTGATAATGTTTGTCCCTCTATAGGATCTAAAGATATAAAAATTTTGCCATATTCAGGAGGATTGTTTGTTTCACCTCCCCAAACGGAAACTGATTGTATATTAGAATTACTTGCTAATATTAAATTTTTATAATCTGTAGAAGTTACTGCTCTCTGTTGCGTACTATAATTTCTCGGAGCGTTTATTCTGATACTATCTATTGATTCTTTGTTTTGTCCGCCGGTTGATCTGCCTCCGGTCTCAATAGCATTACCATTAGCATCTACACCGTTGTAAATAGTAAGTCCTGTAACAATTTCATTCTGCCCTGTTAGTTTAGTAGTTAAACTAAATGATTTTGCGTTGTTTGCTTCAACACCCTGTGACACTAGATAATCTACAATAACAACATTTCCCGCTGACAATTTTGTTCCTATTACGTTGTCTCCAAAATATATTTGATATTTGCCATCGGTATTTTCTTCTAGGTAATATATTTTAGAAGTGTTTGAAAGAGACAATAAACTATTGGATAATGTATATGATGTAAAAGTATTTGTGTGTGTGGCTTCTTTGACCCTTACTCTGAGAGTTGTGGTGTCAATATTATCATTTGGTAATACAATAGGATTCAGTTCTTTGTTGGCTGAAATAATAAAACTATTGGTAATTCTTTTTCCTTCTGTTATTTCTACATTTGGAAAAATAAATTGAGTAGTAGGAACACCGTTAATATCTACTGTTTCTGCACCGGCGTTTACAGCCTCACTAGGATAAAAGTTATAAGATGTACCATCAATGTTGGTAACAAATGCTGTGTCTCTAGATAGTGTAACTGATGTGTTTGACGACAAATAATTTGGGTCAGGAGTTATGGTTAACTTAATTGTTGCGTTTGCAGACCTTCTAGATCTAGGAGTATAACCCAAACTTTTGGCCAGAGAAACAACAGAGCTTCTTTTAATAGCAGTATCAATAAAAGATTCGTTTGCCATCATGTGGGCAAGTATGGCATTATAGTGTGTATTGTATGCAAGAGCATCTAACAAAACGGATAAAGCAGACCCTTCAAAATCATAATCTGTAAAGTCAGACTGAGTTTGAAAATACTCTTTAAGATTTTGTTTTATACCGTCAAAATCTAATTCTGTTACATTTAACTGTGACATCTTTTATCTTAACCTTTTTAATTCTAGTGACAGACTATCCGGTTTATTTACATTTAGTATGCTATACCTAATGGTAACTTCATATGAATTTTGATCGTAATTAGGAATAACTTCTACTGATTCTAATTCTACTCTGGGCTCATATGACGTAATTAAGTTTTCCATTCCCTTTTGCATAGCACTTGCCACCAAAGGAGTCATGTTTTCAAACAACATTCCCCTTACATTACCGCCTTTAGTCGGATAAAAAGGCCGCTCATAAAAGTTAGTGAGTATTAATATTCGCATTGACTGTTTAACAGCATTTCCGTCAGTCTTTTTAGCAACACCACTTTTTTGATTGGGGGCAAAATTTAAGTCAAGATCTTTCCATATCTTGGCTACTTTATTTACTGGTTGTATAGTATTCTCTATGGCCATATGTGTATTTATATCCTTTATTAACCACCGAACCTAGGTTTTACAACA